TATTTCATAAGCTCCTCAACATTCTCTCCAGATTGCGGGAGTTTATCTTTTAAGAAGAAGTGAATAAAGTTACACTCTTTAATTTTATTCATTTCAATTCCAGTAAATAAACCATTCCATTTGAAAGATAGATTCTTTACCTTCATCTTCTCTTCTTTGACCCATACGTTTAGTAGAGTCTGATCTGTTGACCATTTCCATGCTCCCATACCATCAATGAATGCTTTGAACCTAGGACGTCTTAAGAACTGATTAGGAGTCTCACCGTTAAGATATTTTCTAATAGATTTGTTAATAACCATAATACCCATATTATAGAAGTCTGCACCACCAGGATGCTTCCAATCAAATAAAGGATTAATGTTAGGCATGCTATATTGCATACGAGAGTAGTTAGCTATCTTAGCCACATACTGAGGTGTACAAGGCATATCTCTTTCTAGAACACCAGCAAAGTCAACATCAGTACCAGCAGCATCAAAAATTGACTCGGTACACTCAGGGCGTATATAAACATCAGCATCAATAATAGCAATTTGATCATACGACTTGAGGTAGGAGAAAGCATTTTCTTTCTCATAGATCGGAAGGAAGCCACCATATTTTTCATAAGATTCTTTACTCCTGTTAGTAACAAAAGGATCAGGCTTAATCATTAGGATAGGTGTCTTCTGTACTACATATTCTGCGTCTATTCTCTTAGCATACTCTGCTACAGACTTAGTACAATGATCATAGAGTTTACTTCTCTTGCCTGTATACACCTGATATATTAGTCTTTTCATTTTCATAACTCTTTATAATATTCTTAGCGATGCCCATTGCATCTTCAAAACTTTTACGGAAGCGATTATTCTTAGCTCCGTTCTTTACGAAGTAGTTTAGACTATCTATATCACTATTATAGTTAGGTAAATCATATGACTTACGGAACGATACAATCTTTTCAAATTGATAACGTTGATTAAGTATAGTAAATAGATTATCCGTTAAGTTGAGTTGGTTCATCGTGCAAGGGTCCTTCGTATTCGTCATGCATCACTTCGTTTAATTTATAACCAGAAAGCTTAGTTTCATTATTAAGAGATTTAATTTTAGGTAAACCACTCTCTAATGTTTTCTTCTTATTGCGATCTTGCTTCTTATTATTCGGGTTATGTCGTTCGAATTTAGCCATAGCGTCCTGTGCTTTCGATATAGTCCATTAGTTCGTTATACCCACCAATGAAACGTTTTCTATCCCAGATAACTGGAACTGTTCTAACTGTACGGTTTTCTTTAATCAATTGTTCTTTTAGATCTGCTAAGTTAGCCTCACCAACAAATCTATCATCTACTGGAAAGTATTGAAATTCAATACCATACTGATGACAAACTTCCTTTGCTTTATCACAGTACTCACACATCTCTTTACCATAAATTATCATCATTATTCTATTCCTAACATTTCCTTTGTCATTATATAGTCTCTTACGAAGTCAGACCTTACAATATCTTCCCAACCAAAGTTAACGATCTCAAACTTCTTTAGTTGTTCCACAATTGTTAGGAACTTCATAATACCATTCTTATCGTCTGACCTTGTAAAATCTGACTGCAGATAATCACCTGCGAATATAATTCTTGAGCCTTTACCGACTCTTGTTATAACAGAATCTAACTCATGGAAAGAAAGGTTCTGCATTTCATCTACTAATATTACGCTATAATCTAAAGTAAGTCCACGTATAAATGACGTAGACTCAAACTGAATCTTCTTTGTTGATATAGCTCTATTCCAACTATTATTGTCTCCAAACAACTCAGCAGCTATATTCTTATATGGAGAAGTAAAAGCGTCTTCTTTCTCTTCTTTTGTACCTGGAAGGAATCCCATATCTCTTGTAGGGACCATTGATCTAATAATAACTAGTCTGTCTTGTTCTGAGTCAGGGTCTAGTACTTGCTCTAATCCTAAATACATACCCATAAATGTTTTACCTGTACCAGCTGATCCTGTCAGTACTAAGTTGTAATCTTCATCCCATGCATTATAAGTTACTTCTTGATTTTTAGTAATCGGTGAGTACTCTAGCAGATCGTCTAATCTAACCTGCAAAGAGTTATGTGGTTTTTTAACTCTTGTTGTCATTATATATTAATTGTATTATCTCTACCAGATGTTTTTTTAATTTGTTTTAGATGATCTTTCCATCCATCAGAAGTCATACTCAGAGTACCCTTAACTGAAGTGACTAACTTTCCTGTAGATAGTTTTTGAGTATATTCTCCCTCAGCAAGCAGCTCTTCTCTCTCAGCAAAAGATAAGATCATGTCCGTCTCTTCGCCGGTTTTATTATTAATCATTGTGTATGTTGGCATAATGTGTTTCCTAAATTAATGATGGTCAGCCGATTAAAGCTGACCACCGCTACCTCCGTATGTTAGATGTGAACAGCGATTCGTGATTCTAGAAACTCTAACTTCTTAGATAACTTCGCCACCAAGGATGATTTTCCTTTTTCGGTTAGTTCTGTTATATAGTTTCGAAGTTCTTCTGAGTCCTGTTGAAGTACAGAAAGCTGAAAATCAGTCATACATATCTCCTGTGTATATATTTTAGTTGAAGGTTAAATTATCAGTCCGGGAAAGGCCTCCTGTGCTAGTTTCTTTGTGACGCCTTTAGCCAGCTGTTTTTTTGCCACCATCTTTAGTAATAGTTCGGCATCGTCAGGGTGCACCATCTCGATCAAACGGATGAATATATTCTCTCGTTTGAAGGCGGGAAGATTGTCGCCAGTACCACCCTTAATTAAATCGTTAAATTTTCTGGTTTGTTTTAGCAAGTTAGTAGGAACGCTACGCTCTTCTGCAGCCTCAAAAGGAGGTCTACCAGGTGGGAGATTCCACTCAATATTGCTATGATATGCTCCAACAAGCACATCTTTTAAAGCTTGAGATTCGTTTTGCTTAAGTATGTTGATTTTCTCGTCTTTAGTTTTAGCTTTTGATACTAGATCAATTACTTCATGAATACGTTTAGTCACTGTATGAGCCATTATATAAAGTCCTTTACATCTTCTAATAATCTACGACATCGTTTCTCTACAAGATATGGAAACACTTTGTTCTTGTTACCTGACTTATCTTGTTGTTCGTAATTATATATAATTTTCTCTTTTAGAGGTTCTGGGGTTTCAGTTAAATCTATTAACTTTTTATTACGTAGATAGTTACGATAAACTTCTTCTCCTAGAGCTTTAGGATCGTTAGTTAGTTCATCTATCTTCTTTTGTCTTAAAGGGGTCTGACGTTCACCATCTACAAATACATTGTCTCCTGATAGCACATTAGGTACTCCATCAGCAGTATCACCTTTAAGTATAAGTTCCATAAGCTGTTTACGAGGAGTAGGCTCTTTAATAAACTTTCTTGTTATAGGAGAGTACTGATTTATATTCTTATACTTCTGTAGTTGAGCAAAGTCTTTATCACCAGAGATAATCATAACCTCTTCATACTGACCAAACTCTTGAGTATAGTCACATAGTACACCAACCATATCATCAGCTTCTACTTCGTCTACCTCAACTACTTTATATGGGAAGTTCTCTTTGATCTCTTCTTTAACCATATTCATAATACGAAAGACTTCATTCCAGTCCATCTTAGACTCTTTACGAGCATCTTTACGCTTATGTTTGTATTGAGGATAAACCTCTTTACGCCAGTTCTTAGAACCATCGATACATAATACTAGCTCACCAAACTTTTCTCGGTGCTTAGCTCTATGCATTCTAAGACTGTTAAGGATCATATGACGAATTAAATCTTCTTCAATATCCAATTTTTGAGTTACTACATTACTAATAGCAATAGCGCTATAATCTACAAGGATCATTATCCCACCTCCACATCATCTATATGTATTATATAGTAATCGCTCAGATGTGCAACTACTAAATTAACTATACTCCAAAAGATTCTCCACAGCCGCAGTTAGCTGTTGCATTCGGATTAACTATCTTAAGATAAGATCCTCCAAGCTCTTTTACATAATCAACTGTACAACCAAACAAGAACATCTCAGCCATAGGATCAATATAAAGGTTTCCTATTGTAGGTTCTTTATCAGTCTGGCTCCATTCATATTGAAAGCCAGCACAGCCTCCCCCCTTCACAGCCAGGGAGACCCTTGGAGCTCCCATGTCTTTGAGGTAATCCTCAGCAGCCTTAGTTAGTTGAATGTTCATACAATGTCCTTTAAATGCTTACTGTGTATCTTACAGCCAATAAACTCATTATAATAATCATTTCTTAATAACACATCATTATCGAATTGATATTTAGCTTCGAAGTAAGAGCATTCACCCTTTGTTTTACACAATCGTAATATTTCACGTTTAAAGTTATCAGAGCCTTTAGATTCTAATAGCTGCTGCACCTCTTTAGAGCTCCCATAGTACTTACGCCAGTCAGACTCTACACGAGTTTTCACACGTCTTTTGCGCTTCTTTGTAATAGGTAATGTCTTGGGTTTCCAGAAAAACTTCTTACCAATATATTTCTTATCAGTATCTAGTTCTGTTATAATATAAACAAAGCCTTGATACTCTTCTGGTGTTTCGTCATACTTATTATCATTATATGTCCACATAAAAAAAATCCCACCTTTCGATGGGATTATTTATCACTCTTCTTCTAGCACTGTAAACTGCATTGGGCTCCCACACATAGGGCAATACAAAGGAGTCTCCTCGCTATCTACTACTAGCACCTGCGACTCTGTATCGCAGGCTGCACATTCTGTCCAGTATTCTTCTTCCATTCTTTCTCCTTAGAATGTTATTTCACATGCACCGCCAACACATGCTGCAGAACCAATAGTATCCACATCAGTAAATTTCTTAACCTCTAGCTGAGATACAAAATCAATAGGTGATAGGTTCTGTTGTGCCTTAGTCCATTTATGTAGCAGGAAGACATCCTTGAGACAATACTCTGCTTCTTTAAGATCATTCATGAAATAGTTATCAGCGAACTTCTTGAAACGACGAATCCACTCAGCATTTAGATCAGACACTTCTCCACGATACTCAGCAGGTGTTTGAGCTTGCATAGTTGCATCCCACAGATCACGGAAACCGGACTTGCGAGTATCTACAATCAATCCAGATGCAAACAAAGCAGCTTTACCATAACGATTAACGATTTGATCTTCTGTAAGTACTTCTGTCATTGGAGCTTGATTAAAGTCTTTATCACCCATACCAGCTAAGAAAGATATACCAGCAAATGAATGACGATTCTTATAAACGTAATCTTCTACTTGAGACCATTGGTGAGGCATTACAGTAACAGTATTAGAAACGTTATGTCTAATACGTGCATCAGCGCAGAGATCCACGTTTGTGCCCGCCTCTACCCAGTTATTCTGTACTAGTGATACCTTTTCCAATAAGTCAGTACCATATAGTTCATCTCTATACAAAGAACCTTCTGGAGCAATGATTGGGAAAGCAACACAATAATCAGTATTGTTAGCATTCCATACAGACTCTTCTACCATATAAGGATTAGTCTTAGCAATCAATTGAGCAACTTCTGTCTCTTTGTTAAGTTGGATATGACGAATATAACGAGGTGAATGCTCAGCATGAATACCAGATGCAGTTTCAAGTAATACAGAAGCGTTACCAGAAGGTTTAACACATGTAGTACGAGCAGCTTGATTGATACCAATAAGAGCAGACACTTCTTTGTTTACTTGCTTTACAATCTCAGCACCTTGCTTCTGAATATCTGCATCTAAGAGTACTTCTGGATTGTTCATCCAACCTGTTACTGATACACCTAGCAATGCTTCTCTATCAAAGATCTTCTTAGATGTTTCTGATAGGTAGTTAAACTCAGTATAACCAGCTTGTAGAGTACCCATAATAGCGCCTGCACGACAAGCTTTATAGAACTCTTCTGGCGTCTTACATTTACCACCATTGATCTCAGTTAAGTTACATCCTTGCCATCCTGACTCACCATCGATCTGAGGATACATGCCAATCTCAACACAAGGGTTAGTTGTGAAGTCTTTATCTTCTACAAAGTAGAATCCAGGCTCACCAAACTCTTTGATTGAGCTCATAAACTTAGAGAAGTCTTCTTTACTAATCTCATCACGTACTATTACAGCAGAGTTATTTGAACGACCACGCTGAGGATTATCTACAAACCAATTACCAGTTTTAGCTGTCATCATTTCATTATCATCATATGAGAATAAAGCGATAGTAGCAGAACGTCTAACACCACCAGCAAGTACAGCATCAGCTGCATGCATAGAGATATCATATACATCGATAGGACGTAGACGAGTTTCGCCAGCTAAGATACGAGTTTGTATTAGGTGCTCAATCTTATCGAGAGCCCTGCGGAGCGGTTCAGGTCCCGGGGCTTTGAAGCCTCCATTTATCATTGCACCTTTAGGACGGACTTGGTTAATATCGAAGTAAACTTTACGTCCTTCTACTTCTGGAAACTGACCTCCTCCTACAAAGTAAGAAGACATAAGAGCACCAAGAGCATCAGCCCAACCTTCAATTGAGTCTTCTACTACCCAACCTTTAGCTTGCTTCTTACGCTCTTGTAGATCTGGCATTTTATCTACATGATGCTTTTGTACTGAGAATCCAGCACCTGCACCACATAATAGAATGTATAGTAACTCAGAGAAGTATCTCGGTCTATCAGCATAGGTAGATGTACAGTTATACATTTTCATCTGATGCTTTAGTAATTGATCACCACCGAATTGTAATGCACGTTGAGCACCGAGAGTATACTTAAGCTTATATGCTGCTTCTGCTTCATCAATCAATAGAGATAGTTCTGGAGACATTTTCTCAGAGTAAAAGCCACGATGCATTTCCATAACACGTGATACAGATTCGTCCCAAGATTCATATCGTTCTTTTTCATCATCCCACCTACTATACCCTTCGTAGAATTTGGCTTGTGACATGACATGTCTTGTATCGACTTCGCGATTTGATTGAACGACTTTTAGCATTAATAGGACCTCTCGGGATAAAAAATTCATGCCCATACGAACATATTTTCGCACAGGATGACAATGATTGTTATTTTGTTAGTGTATTATATATTACTTTCAAGTCCTGTGAAACTGTTATTTCCCGGGTTTTTGAAAAAATATTTTTTTTATTTTTCTTCTACTACTGGTTCAGGTTCAGCAGGCGTTAAAGACTCTTCATAGTAAGCAATAATAGCTTGTTGATCTTTAACATAGCGACGTAGATCAGCTATACCAATAGCTAGATTCTCGTAACCTTTTGGTGTGATAGTAAATAGAACTACATTGCCAGTCTTAGTATCAATCTCAGCTAGCTTTTCTTCTAAGTTCTCTTCTGTAATCACAAACCAATCCACAGGAGGAAAATCTACTGATTTAGGTCTCTCTTGGATAGGAATATTTTGTTCTTGGTATTTAGTTTCTACTACAACAGACGGCTCAGGAGTCCTCCCCAGACACGCTGTCAGCAACATCGGGAGTGTCGCTAGGAGGAGTAGTCTCTTTTTCGATCCGTTGAATAAGCCTATTGACGGCTTTGTTAACTCTGTCTTCAAGTCCTTGTGCATTTGTTAATGCCTCCATAGTCAAGTCGATCTTAGCAAATACACCTCTTAGTTTATCTAAGTGCTGTTGTGATTGCTGTAATCTTTTGGTTAAATCGTTATTTAGTTGTTCATTCTTCTTTTGATCTGCAGCCATCTTCTCTACAGTCGCCTGAAGTGTCTGTGCTGCTGATTCTAATTTTACATTATTTTCACGTAAAGTGCCAATGGTTTCTTGGGACCACATATAATAACTGTAGCCTGCATAACCGACTCCACTCATAAATGTAGCAAGAAATAAAAGTAAATATAGCTTTGCCATTATTTAATATTCCTTAATTTTCTTCTCGATAGCTGTCATAATCTTATTATGAGTTTTACTTAAATATCTATCTGATCTAAGGCGTTTTAATGCTAATCTTGTCTGAGCAGCATACTTCTTTTGAAATGCAGCTGGCCTAGTATCAATGTCTTGTACATTAGCAAGACGATCTGCTAGCTTGACAACTAATGCCCAACTAGACATTTTAGCCATTTTGTTTGCAATGTATTCACCCTTGCCAATAGCATCAGATGCTTTTTTATCTGTAGTTAGTTGCTGAACCATATCTGCTACTAAACCACCAAATTGTTTAACCAAATCTGCATAAGTTGTATCAGTGTCTTCAAGTGTGTCGTGTAGATAAGCTGCTTGAATCATTGCAGAAAGATTATTAGATTTTTTAAATTGTTTTACAAATCGAGCGACTTCTTTAGGATGATCAATGTATTCACCACCACTTTTCCTAAACTGGCCTTTATGAGCCTTTGTTGCAACTCTTAATGCCTTAAGAGCATTTTCGTTTAGTGACTCTGATGCACCATTATACTCTTCCGCATAAGTTCTAAATCGTTTCAGTAATACAGTTGTACCTTTTTTACGTCTACGATCTGTTACATTTATTTCTTTAGGTCTTTTACCCATGACTGTAGTTGCTGGATTAGGAATAGATCCTGTATTCACAGCTGCTGCATCTTCGTTTGTTTTACCTTTACGCATATTAATCTGCCAATGTGCTAATTGTTTCTTACGTTTACTTGCTGTAGAAGAAGAACGAATCTTCTTAAGAGCTGATATAGATGACTTCTTTGGAATGCCATGTCTAACGCTATCACCTTTGTCTTGAGGATTCTTTCCGTCTTTAAAGTTTTCCTTCATATCAACAACTCCTCTACTGTAGCGTATACTTTCTGATTAGTATTCTTATGAGTCATTTCATATACATCAATACCAAATATATTACCAACTGGATAGCATTCTTCGTCTGCTACTACTGTATCTTTTCTTCTAACCATCTCATCCATAGAGACGTTAAGTAGTTTATCTGTAGAGACTTTGTATTGACCTGGAGAGAGTCTTCCATCCTCTAATATAAACCATTGTGAGCCTTCTGTAAGTAAATCTAAATGATCCACTCCTACCTCTTGGAGAGCCTCTTGTATCTTGTTCTCTGATATAGAGAAATGCTCTTTTATCATATACAATGCACTAGCATATGAACCTAGCTTACCACCAGGAATTAACTTCTTAATATTATAAACCAACCTATTGAAAGGAGTATACGCGCTTTTATCTTCTGATGACTCAGGCTTTCTTAGCTTCTTACCTTTTTCATCTATAATGCCTAGTTTAAATGCTTCAGTGTTTTTAAAGTCTGTTGTTAGCAGCTTTAAGAACCTAAATGTATATACTAGATCACCAGCACGTTTTAAAATACCCATTAAATTTTCCTTAGTGCATCTACTACTGTTTGATTCATTTCAATGTCTTTATGACTAGGAACTGCATTAAGAAACACAAGGAACGGATTAATTAGTTCCCAATGCTTCTCATGCAATTTTAACTCTAAGATATTTAAACCTGCTTCCATACCAAAAACGTTAAACATAATCACAAGATGATTTAATATTAAACGTTCAGATAATTTACCAGTCTCAAGATAACGATTCAATAATCTCTTTATATACTTAAACCTTTTTAACTCTTCCGTAAACTCCTCAGCATCAATATACTTTGGATTATAGTAATGCTTAGCAGCGTAGAGATGAAGGTTCTCTTCAGTCAGTTTAATCATAGCAACTCCAATAGGCCTTTGTACCTATTTAGATGTCTAATATATCTTTCATCTGTTCAACTAGAACTTTTTTAGATGAGCGTCTGTCTAATTCCACACCATGTTCTCTGCCGAGCTCTTCAAGCTCTCTCTTAGACATTGCGTCTAATTCAGATGGTGCTTCCTCAGGTACAGCAACTACCTCTGGTTCAGTCTTAGTTGTTACTCCGTAAAATTCATCAATCTGTTCTTGTGTGAACGTCTTGTTTAGTAAAATCTCAGATGTTGCCCAATGTTTCCATCCACGAGTAGTTGGAACAGCTCTTGAGCACCATGAAGGAGGTTTGATAGCCATATTTTATCCTTTACTTGGTTAGTTGTTATGATAATTCGTCAGTGTGATCTGAATGAATAGCTTTACAAGCTGCAGCATTAACTTTTGATCCACATGCGCTTTTCACAGCACCATGTGACATAGCTTTACCACCATGATCTAAGCTTACGTGATGAGTCTTACCTGTGCTTGTATCATGCACGTGATAAGAATGATTTTCTCTATCAGACTGACCACCAATATATACATGCTGTGAACCGTGAGTTGACATATGCATTGCATCTGGATCTTTTTTCTCGATAGAAGAAGTAACCTTGCTATCCTCAGATTCATTCACTGCTGCAAATACTTCTTCATCCACTTTATCACCGGCTTTTTGACCCATGAACTCGGCATTGGTCTCATTGTGATAATCAGCGATTGCATGATGATGTGGACCGACTTCTTTATGACCCATAGCTTTTGCTACTTTCTTAGCTGAAGTGCTATGACCAAACTTAACTTGAACAGCCTTGAACTTCTTTGTCTTTTTGTCAACATGACCGTAGGCACTAGCACCGTGCCATTCACCATGATCGTCATTTGGATGCATTAAGTCATGAGCACCATGTCCTAAACTTCCACTTCCACCTAATTCTTTTGCTGATTGACCGATATGATTTCTATCAACTTTAAGACTAGATGTTTTCTCAAAGATAAGAGGTGACGTTGATGTGTCATATACTGCTGCAAGTGCTTCTTTCATTTTAGTAGCAGAAGGTATAACAGACTTATCGCCTTTCATATTATCATTACGTCTTGGCTTACGACCAGGTCCAGCGCGTCCAGCTTTAGCTGCATCTACATGACCCTTTTCTTCCGTATCATCCATCTTAGCGCCAGCTTCCATATCAGCTTTAGCTTTCTTAGTCATAGGAGCCATACCATCTTCTTTATCTTGAGCAGGAGCTGCTTTCTTATAATGAGCAGCACGGTTCTCTAAGATACGAGCATACACAGAAGGCATTGTTGATTCTGCCATCTCAGCATCTGCATTAGCAGTTGATGCGCCTTTATCTTTTTTCTTTTTAGGATTCATTTCTACTTCGTCTCCATCTTTAACATTCTTAGAGATAGCTTTACGACGCTTGTGTAGATACTTGTCTGTTGAATCTGTATCACCGTCGTTATCAATATCTGTATCATCTCTATCTTTATGCTTACCTTTAAGCGCTTTGTGGTTTACTGGGTCCATAGCTTCTTTTTTCACGATAGGCATCTTCTCTGCCTTTTTCGGAATATCAAAAGGTGCTTTAGGAAGCGTTACAGCTGCCTTACCTTTTTCTGATGAAGCAGTTGCTTTAGCTAGCGCTTTAGCATTTGCCATTTTTGTATTTTCGTTAACTTCGGAATATGCCTCTGTCAACTTTTTGATCCATTTGCTCATGTGTATCTCCTTACATCCAAAGTTGAGCTGCGATTGCACTCCCGATAGCAACAATAGCTACCCAGAATAATTTATTTATAGTATGTACAGTACGAGCATTATCGTCGCACTTCTTTTCAATAATATCTAATTTAGCTGAGAACTTATTCATACGATCCCATGATCTCTCACGGTACTCGTTATAAGCATCCATCTTTTCTTCGAATCGTGCTAAAGAGATTAAGACTTCACTCATCTTATCCATCTTTTCCTCGATCCTGTCTAAGCGCTTTTTCCAGTCGACATCTGTAGCCATATTCTAACAATTCCATCTTCTGCGAGCCGCTTTACCACGTTCACCTGTCCAACCTCTAGACCTAGCACAGAAACTTTTACGTCTACCGTGTGCTTTAGTTCCAGGTTTTAGAGTACTTGGCTTTGCTGTAACAGCTGTACTTAGTTTACTACCAGGGTTACGTCTTCTATATTTAGCAACGCCCTGAGCAGTCATGCCAGCGCCTTGCTTTACAGATAGCTTGTCGCCAGACTTAACTGACATACCAGACATATCTTCATAGAATGACTTAAACTTAATCATTTCTTTTTATCTGCTAATTGTTTTCTTAGCTTATTAGCTAGGTTACTATAGTATAGCTCTGACCCACGATCACGTTTCTGCATAGTTTTAATATCTGGGTCATTTCTTCCACCACTACCTTTTGTGCCTCTCATATAGTTAGCAGCTGCTGAATTCTGAGCTTTATCTCTGCTATACTTGGCTTTATCTTTATAACTCGATAGCGTGTTCATACTTAACTCATCAAGTTTAGCTTCTGAAGTAACACCAGTTTTCTTTCTAAAAGAATCTAAATCTTTTTTAGCATCTGCTGATCTTTTCTTAGCTGCATCAGCGTCTTTCATATTGTTAGAATGCATCTTATCTACATCCATACCTTTACTCTTAAGACGAGAAAGAAGATTAGCTCTACCAAATGACTCTTTACCATCATACTTACCAGACTTCTTAAGCTTTGCCATAACAGCTGCTTGTTGAGCTGGGTTAGCAAACTTCTCAGGAATAGGAGGTATTTTAGATCGTAGCTTATCTAACGGATCAGAACGTAGCTTAGCTCCTCCATCTCCATCAGCTCCAGCATCACCCTTCTTAAGCTTACCGTCACGAGTAAAGTGATAGCCTTTAGGTGCACCTTTAGTTTCTTTAACTGGCTTTATGGTAGGAACTGTACGTCCAGATGCTGCTACCTTTGCTAAAGATTGACCTTTCCTAGCCAATTCTTTTGCTTTATTCATTCCGTCAGCAGCAGACATATTATCTTTTTTTGGTTTCTGCCAACCAGTGTCTTTGTATGTTGCTTCGTCAAAGTTTTTAAAAGACGACAATTCTTCTCGTTGCATATCTCTTCGATCCTTTTCAGCCTTAGCAGCCGCATGGTGCGGGTGATCAGGGTTTTTAAGTATTGTTGCTAGTCTTCTATGAGAGAAGGATGTTATATCTTCCATGTTACTCCCCCATATTATGGTAGTTAGCTACAGCTTTGTGAATAGAAGCAGGTGCTTTAGGTGCTTGCTTTGCTACATGATCTGCAGTTGCTTTTTTACCACTAGGTAGTTTAACATGAGTTTCTTTATCACCTGGATGTAATATAATATGATGTGTGTGAGTGTCGTGGTCTCCAAGTGAGCTTTTTCCCATTTTATCACCTCTATGATCAGGCTCAACTGCAACAGCGTGATGGGCACCAGAACTTTTGTGATGAGCTGCATTCAAACCATGCTTATCAGACACTAACCTTTCAATATCTTCATCATATTTTTCGGTTAAGTTTTCTAGTTCTTCTCTTAATTGAAAAAACGTTTTCATGTTTTTATGCCCCTGTTCTTTTTTAGCATTCTAGACCGTCTAGCTCTGTCTAGAATACGATCATGTTTAATTTTATCAGCTTGTTTATCTTTAGCTATGTCAGCTTTATCTTTACTTATAATATCTCTCGCTTGGGACATATAGTCAGCAGCTTCAGATGCATTTTTAAAGTCTTGTTTTGTAGGTGCACCTTTAGATCCAGGCTTTCTCATAGGTCGGCCTTCTTTACGCTTCTTATGAATATTATGCCAAAGACCTTTACCCTCTTCAGTCTTCTGACCAGGAGTCATTTTTTTAGCATGAGCAGCTGCTTCAGGAGTACCTTCTGTATACTTGTATTCTTCATCTATCTTCTCTACAGCATCTAACCATTGACGAGTCTTGCGATCAGCAGTCTCAACAATCACATAGTTAGAACCTAGAACAGTTATTGTACCTACTTCATCTGTCTTCTTCACGATAACAGACTCACCAAGCTCAAATAACTTACCTGATACAAACTTTTCTCTTGTTTCTGATACTGGTTGTAGTTGCACATGGCGTTTAAAGTCATTCTGTTCTTTTAGACCCATACCTGTACGTACATCATTAAATAAGCGACGTGAATCGTTATTAGACATACCTCTTGGAAGCCCTTGAGCAAATGAAGTAAAGTCATTTTTAGCAGCATTATCTCTTTGCTTAGATGCTGACATACCTTCGACACCTTCAGCGTCTGGATCTCTTGCACCTGCAGAAATAACATCTATAGATTTAAAGTTGTAGAAGCCATGACGTGATTTCTTACCGTTATACTTATTTAATAAGACATCAAACTCTCGTACACGATCTGAACCTACAACAAACACAACCTTACGGAAGCCTTCATTATATAGAGATGTCATTGCATCTATAGCAGTTTTAACAGTCTTATTAATCATTACAGAGCGTCCATGCTTAGGAAACATCTTACGAGTATGTTTAACTTTATCTGAATATGATAAAGGATTCTTTTTCTTATCTGCAGTCTGTGACAAATAAATTCTATAAGGATTGCGTCCAGCTTTCTTGCTTAACACATCAAGTAGTTTACCATGCCCAGTAGTAGGAGGATTCATTCTACCAAAGGTAAAATAAACAACTCTTTCTTCTTCTACAAGGTATTGGCTAAAGGAATTAATCATTTTTGGCTATTGCTTTATCTAGTTTAGGACGTGCGCCACCGCGCTTACGTTCTTGTTCAAGTTTACGCATCTTAGGAAGTAGCTTCTTAGCCATCCTATCAATACGTGGTTTTAGTTTTTGTAGACGCTTTTCCATCTCTTGCTTACGTGAGAAGGATAGAGAGCTGTAATCAGCCTTTGCAAGTTTCTTTACTAACATATTACGAGCTTGTTTTTGAGCACGACGTTTTAGACGTTTAGGGTCAGCCATTCTACGAGCTGCCTTCTGTCTACCAATCTTCATACGAGAAGCATACTTCTTCATCGTGCGAGATCGTTTCATTCTTTGTTGGAGGGAGAGTGCTTCTTCTACGTTCTTATTACAATCACAGTGAGGACAATCTGCAGGGCATGGACAGTCTTCTGCTTTAACATCTGAACCACAACACTTATCTGAACAGTAGCCAGCCTTAGCTTCTACTTTACGTTTCTTTGCGTTATATTTAACTTGATCAGGCTCTCCTGGAGCATAATCAACAGACAAAAAGTCTTTGAATCCTAATTTCTTATCCATATTACTTCCCTGGTTTATCCCATCCCTTTAATATATTTGCGCTGAAGTTGTTATACGAGAATTCCATCCTGTCAACAATCTTTACAGCATCACCACCAATTTTGTCAATAGCAACGTAACCTTCTTCTCCGGTTACTTTGTATCCATTATTTGTTTTTACAAAGGTACGTACTTTGCTTAATTTATTAAGACTATTTATAAGTCTAAGTTTCGCTAATACTATAGCTTTCTGTAAATCAAACATATATTTTAAACTAGTTTTGTTTCTAGCAGAGAAAAAACTTAACAATTCATCTAGTTTCTTTTGCTGAGCGGATTTACCTTTCTCAGTCTTACGTTTATCTATTTCTTTTTGATAGCGTGCACTAATCCATTTAATCAGAGCATTAACATGTCTATTAGTATCACCAATCACTTGACCTTTTCTCACATAAGAATTATTAAACGTTTCTATAAGACCAGCAAGTTGTTGATTAGCTTCTAACTGACGTAGAGTAGAACCAGCGATCTTATTGAATAAGAATCCAGCTTTAGATAGATGCTCATTAACAATAGCAGTTTCTTTTTTACTCATAGTTACATTAGTTAAGTCTCTAAGCATTGCATCTTGAGACCAAACATTCTTAGATGTCTTAAGTTTAGATACATTTACTCCATAAGAAGCTCTCATAGATTCAAATGTAGCACCTTTATAAGTTGTATGCCATACAATACCTATCTTAGACTTCTTAACAGCTTTAGCGCCATCTGACTTAACAGGTAGCGCATAAACAATAGTATTAGGATGAAAGGTTAAATACTTCTCACCTTTGATAGTAGCAACAGATAAGTCACTCTTACTGTAAAGGAAGTCGCCTTGAATAACTCCTTTAATACCTAACTCAGGTAAGTACTTAAGAGCTTCTTTCAGCTTAACAGATAAGTCGCCTGATGTATCAGCATCTATATCAGCGTCAGTCTTATACACCTTAGGGTTCTTGTTAAAGATACCTTTCTTAGCAACAAAGAACTTACCATCAGATGGATCAGTACCACAGAAGATAGCAGGAGCTCCGTCCCACTTAACACTAACGTTTCCGTCATGCTCTCCTTTAAGCATATCTCTTAACGAGCGTAAGGCTAAAATAGCTTCACGAGTTCCCTTTACTCCACCATAAAGAACTTTATCCTCTATGTGAGTCATATGAGTGTTTTTAGACTCAGTTATAAATTCTTGGAAGTTCATTATCCTACCTCTACTTTAACATATGCTGAAGAGTCATTAGTTTTAGCTCCCGCAACATTTACTATCTCTGATATAAATGCATTCTGCTGAGCTTTATTAGCTGTTACTAGAGCATGAAGTATATATGTCACTCCTAGCACAGCGTGAATAAAATGTCCTTGACCTTGCTTATCTGCAAGTCCTAGTTCATGATCTGCCTCAGTATAGTTAGATTCTATTTTCTTAACCATTTTATAAAATGTTTGACTTAATGTTCTTGGTATAGTTTTACTAGCTAAGCTCATAGCTTGTTGCTTTAACTGAGCGTTAGTAGGTAATGACGCTCCTAGATGAGTCTTAGTTGAATATACAATCTGTGAATATCCAGTTCTACCACCTCTAGCACCATTCAATTGTATCTCCATATTCAGAGCTGTAAATAAATTAGGAGCACGGACATCAAGCTTAGCGTTACTATCAAAGTAAACAAAGCCATACTTAGACGTCCATATACCAGCGCCTCTTTTAGTTTCTAAAGTAGCTCCAGTATACCTGTGAGTATCTAAAGCTTTCTTTTTTATATTATATTCTGATACTTTAGCTTTTAATTTTAAGCTATTAATCTTCTTAAGAGATATGCCTACTACATCTCTTGACATAAAATTTTCTAATACAGTCTTATTACAATCACCTTGACTCTTATCACTCAATACTTTATTAACATCAATACGGGTTTTTACAGCCCATATATCTCCAGGATTCCATTTATCATTCTGCATAGGAGCCATGCCTTCATTCTTTCGAGCATTAGTCTTCTTAGCGTATATATTTTTCATTGTTCTAGAACCCATATGTATCACATGGTCTTTAGAGACATATCCTTTATCAATTAATGCTTTGGCTGTAACATATCCTGACTCATGCCATGTACTATCTAACATAGAGAATCGTTCAAAGTCAGCATCAACATCTATCTTATTCTTATAACTCTTTAGAAGAGTTTTTGTAAAATGAGAGAACGGTTTATTAACACCTTCCCCTAACATAGCAGCAATAAAAATACATTGCAATGCTTCAGCATCAGATGTTTGTCCAGTCATACCTTGACCTACACCCTGACCGCCAAACACAGCTGACTTACCTATATCAGTAGAAAAGATAGTCTTACCATCTTTTAGCTCTAGTTCAAACGCTCGCTCTTCATTCTCTAAAAACTCTTCTATAGCTTTTATATTCTTAGGAATATTTTTTATAATTAAATCATTACCGTCTATACTAGATACAGGTTGACTTGTCTTAATAAGATCTTTTAAAATGTCTGTCCTAAAATCAGTCGTACGTGCTTTAACCTTTTCCCACTCTGCGCGTGTCATAGGTTTAAACGTTGACATTAGGTTCTCCATTAAGGTAGCGATTACGCTACTATTTATAATGGTAAAACTATTTACTGAGGATATAGAGTTCATCATTAGTAATCTCAACTTTAGCTTGATATTGCTCATAACCAGAGTCAATCAAATCTCTATTAAGATTTTCAACCATACGAGCTACTTCAAGAAGATCCTTCTTCGTTGCTTTCGTTCCTAGTAATGTCGGATTGCTTGGATTGTTTACTAGTTTCATTTTCTTCTCTTAGCTCCTTTTCTTTACGTAAAATAAAATTGTGGTAGAGCTCATGAGGAGCCCTACCGTCACTGTCATCATGCTGCTGTAGCATATTCTACAGCCTTGTTAGCAGCTTTAAGCTTACGAGACTGATTGATACCAAACCATGCAGATTGCATACGAGTATCAGCTGAACGACCCATCTTATGATCAGTAAGGTAAGTTACTGAGTTAAGAGCCTGCCACCAAGTGCCTTCACCATATTCAGCACCAGGTTGAGTATGCAAACAATCGAATGCAGCTTTTGCATTCTTAGAAAGATGTTCTACCTTAGTAGGAGAATCTTCTGCAGTTCTATGAGTATATGGGAATATTTCGTTATAGTACTGAATAAGAGTATCAGCAGTAAAACGACGAGTAGATAAGAACTCAGCCATCTCTTTATACTGCGCAAACTTCTCAGAA